CCAGCAATCTGTGTACGACATTGATAAAGACGAATATATCTATATGAAGGATGAGGTAGATGACAGAGCAAACAAAGCCGTTGCTGACGGAAGTTCCAATCCCCGTCAATCAAATGACTCCAGAGGAGAAGAAGGCGTTCGCGGAGGAGATTCTCAACGCGATAGAGAAGAATCGCCCCATGTCTGCCTCGGAAGATACCAAGGCGTAACAAAACACCTAGAGGGTCAGCATGACCAAGCCACACATGGCAGTTGGGCATCTGGTCGCTTCGGTGCAGATTCAGTTAAGTCTGCAAGAGATGGCGCGAAAGAGTACGCCTTCAAAGCAGGAATCAAGCAAGATGATTCCATTGATTATCAAAAGACAGTTGCTAACCGAGCAAGGGCAGGGCGCATTGCAGATGCCTACGATGAGTTGCCTACGGTTCAGGAAGAAGCCTTCCCAGCCTATGAAGCCCTTGCTACTGAGGTAGATGCACAGTTCGAGTACATGACAAAGACCTTGGGAATCAAGGTCGAGTTCGTAGATGATGACCCATATAAAACTTCCCGAGAGATGTTTGCTGATGCAAGCAAGGGAACCTTAAAAGTTTTAAGAACAGCCTCAACAGGCTCTCACCCATTCTTCACAGATGAGCAGAATGACAAGTTCCGAGCAGTTCACGATTTCTTCGGACACGCGGCAACTGGTCGTGGATTCGGTCAAGATGGAGAAGAATCTGCATGGGTTCATCACTCACAGATGTTTACAGAGACCGCTCGCGGAGCGCTCACGACAGAAACCCGTGGACAAAATTCTTGGTACAACACACGCGGTCAAGGATTTGCTGAGCAGAAAGTGGCTCTCCTACCGAAAGAGTTCTGGGAAGTTCCAGAGACATTCGAGAAACGATACAGAGTAATCAAATTTGAAGCAGGGCTGATTCCTACTCTGAAACACCTTGAAGGACAGCATGACCAACAAACTCACGGGCGTTGGGCTAGTGCTGGATATACAGATGACCAACAGCGCCGTATTGCCGAATTTCAAGATGTAGGACCGTCACTTGAAGATATTAGAAATGCTTTGGCTGGTCCAGAACAGCCTGGCATGGATGATTTAATTCAATATGTAGAAAACGATTCAGGTTTGTATGAAATGGCTACTGAAGATATTGATGCAAGAGTAGAAGAAAGACTTGCCGCTCTCCAAGCAGAGTTCCCTTTGCATGAATACACAGAGCAAGAAAAGGCGACTATCTACGAAGATGTCCAAAGAGACATGATTGACAGATTTATTCAAGAAGATGACGGAACAATTGCCGAAGCGTGGCAAGCCGAAAATGGTGGCTCTGGTACTGACCCAGAAGAACTAATTCCGTATTTTGAAGAAGTCTATAACTTTGAACATACGGGAGTTAATGTTGATGGCGTAGAACATACAGTCCGAAGTGAGGTAAGAATTGTTGAGCGAGACGAAGATGGGGGAGCGCTCAATGTAAAGGGATATTTACTTGATGAAAATGACCAAAGCATCGGGCAATTTGAGCGCCAGTTCTATATTGACGGAGAAGGCAATGTGGCAGTTGAACACAAACTTTTGGCTTTCTACGATGATGGTTCAAGAGAAGAATATGCTGGAACTGGATTCGGTAGAGAGTACATTCTCAACCAAGAGGCTTGGCTAACACAGGCTGGCGTAGATAACATCACAGTCTTTACTGGCTGGGATGGCGCTCGACATTGGGCTAGAGCGGGATATGACTGGGATGAAAGAAACCTTGGTTCTTCTCTTGAGGAAATCATACAAAGAGTTGATGCTTTTGCAACGCCTGATTCTCCAGAAAGAGCGCAGTTCGATTCAATTATTGACAGAGCCGTAACTGGATATATTCCGATGAGTCTTACCGAAGGTGGAACAGGCTCAAGCAGTTTTGTGGATGTAAGAGATATGGGAGACGACAACTTCCCTATTCCTGTAGAGATTGCAAATATTGGCTACACGCCTGGGGCTACAGAATGGTTCGGAAAGACCATATTGAATAACGCAAATGTGTATTACAAGAAGCGCCTACAAACAGCAGAAGGTCAATCCATCAATGAAGGTCCAATTGACCGAGATGGCGATGGGCTTGTCTATGACGGAACTCCACGCGAGAAGCCAGCACCGAGTAAATAGGGGTAAGATATGAGCATGAGTAGAGAAGCCAAACTAAAAGCGATAGCCGATAACTTTGTGGCTAACGCCGTGGACTTTGATGGTCTTACCGATGAGCAAGAGTCAAAGATTATGGATGGAGTTCTAACCATCCTTGAAAAATCTAAATAACAGTTAAAAATACATCCGCTACTATGTACCAATGGCGGATATTGCTCCAAAACTCGTAGAACTAAGCGCGGATAAACTACGCGCTCTACACGAACGCCTTCATAAATCTCAAGCCACTCCAGAGGTCTTAGAGGTTCACCATCTAGCAATAAATGAGATGTTGCGCCGTGGGCTAGAAGCCCCAGCCAATGATGCGTGGGATGAGTTCGAGATTCTCGTAGACACTTTGAAGAACGCAAATCTTGAGGCTCTCAAAGGTTCACTTCCTACCGAGTTGGTAGAAGAGGTTATTAAATCAACAGGTTCAGCAGTTGCCAATGTTCAACTATTTTTGACAACTACAGGCTATGAGATGCGCCTTGAAGAACTTGAAGATGTAAACAAAATGATTCGCCGTGAAAACGGAAAATGGACAGTTTACGATGAAGAAGGCAAGCGACCTTTCGGTACATACGATACAAAGGCTGAGGCAGAAAAGCGCTTAGCGCAGATGCACCAGTTCAAAAAGGCAGAAACATTTACGCCACCAAAGGCAGTTCGTAGCGCGGCTCGCAGAGCGCTTGAATGGATTGCTGACGGCAAGGCTGGAAGTGGATTTACTGGAGTTGGTCGCGCTCGCGCTAATCAGTTGGCTTCAGGTGAGCAAGTAACAATGGCAACACTCAAGCGCATGAAGTCTTTCTTCTCACGCCATGAAGTTGATAAGAACGCAGTTGGATTTAGCCAAGGAGAAAAGGGTTTTCCAAGTGCAGGTCGAGTTGCTTGGGATGCTTGGGGCGGAGATGCAGGATTCGCTTGGGCTGAATCAATGGTGGCTCGGGATGAGAAAGAAGTTGAAAAACATCTTCAAGGAAAGCATGACCAGCAAAGACACGCGCCTGGGTATGCAGACAAGATTGCTGAAGGAATCATTAACGGGGAGCATCCATCTGTTATGCCTCTTGATGTTGGTTTCCTTATGTCTGAGTTCGCAAAGAGAACAGACCATCCAGATTTAACAGAATTAAAAGTTAATGGCACCATGCTTTATGGCGATGAAGGAATGGGTATTGCTCGTAAAGATATGCCACAGGTTCCAGCCGAACGCCGTGGAGAATTCCTTTCAGAACTTCAAGGAGAAGGCGTTACAGTTGAAGAAGAAGCCGTAGACCCTAAGACTTTGAAGCCAATTCAGAAAGAAGTTTCTGCATCTCGCTCTGGTGCTATCTATAACCGCTATAAAGAAGAAGGCGGTATTCCAACAGAGCAACGCATTTTGATTTCTAAAGATGGATTCGTAATTGACGGACACCATACATGGGGCGCGGCGGTTGCGTTCTCTTTTGAAAATACAGATGCAACATTGCCTGTATACAGAATTGGTTTAACAGCAAAGGAAGCGCTAGACCGTTCACTTGAATGGACAAAGGCTCAAGGCATCGAGGGTCAGGCTATTGATGCCAAGGCTCCTGCACAAAAATCTAAAATTATTTGGAAGCATCTTGAAGGAGAGCATGACCAAAATGCTCACGGTTCATGGGCTGGAGCAACCGATAAATCATTGCCATTGATTGAAGATGTAAAAGCATCAAGCAATAAAAATGCTCAGGCAGTTGCGGCGGCTACCGCACTTCGTAATCGTGTTTTGTCAGTTGAGCCTTCAATTACAGGAATGATGCAAGACCTTGCAAAGATGTCAGGCGGAGAACTTGTAGGACTTGCAAATCGAGTTAAGACTACAGATTCATTGGCTCGCAAAATTGATGCAGATGCAACAAAGGATTTTGGTGGAGACCATAAGAAGGCGGCTGAAAATATTTCAGATGCAATCCGCTACACAATGACGATGCCAGATTCCGAATATACAAGCGGAACAGAGCGCACAGTTGCCGCTCTTGAGTCTGCTGGATTTAAGATTCGCACAAAGAATTTCTGGCAGTCAGGTGACCCTTACGATGGAGCAAATGTAAAGGCAACCAAGGATGGGATTACAGTCGAAATCCAGTTGCACACACCTCGCTCTCTTAAGGTAAAAGAAAGCGAACTGCACCCAATTTATGAGAAGTATCGAGTCGAGACTAATGAAATAGCCCGTCAGGGATATTGGACAAAGATGGTGGATATAGCCAAGTCCATCCCTCGCCCAACCCGATACGAGGCTTTGTTAGCCATGGGAACTCTCGTTGTCCAGCAATACGAGACGGCACGACAGGCTGGCTTGATAAAATCAACCCCAGTTGGTAAAATGCTCTGGAACCTAGAGAGGGGGATAGCCGTATGCGTTATTTCATAAAGGTAGACCTTCAAGGCAATCCGCTCACGCTTTTCCGTCTAGGGCTTGATGCCCCAGATGCGAAGTTTGAGATGGAGTGGCATGGAGAATGGGAGCCAACTGACCGCTTGGTTAAGGCTCTTGTAGATGGGTCAATGGATTACCAAGAAGTAACTCCAGAGATTGCATCGAAGATTTTCCCAGATGCTTTCATTATCGAGGTAGTGAAAAACATCGGAAAATACGAAGTCTCAAAGGCTGAAGGCGAAAAACGCTACACGCTTGGAGCCATGTACATCCCAGACCGAATTGATGCTCATGGTGAGTGGACAGATTCAGATGAGTTGCAACGAGCAGTCTGGGATTATGTAAAGAGCAATGACCGCCGTATCCGTCTACAGCACAACCGCGATGTGGTTGCTGGAGAATGGGTTGAAGTTATGGCTTTCCCATACGAACTAACAGTTCCAATTCAAACAATTAGCGGAATTGATGTGAACCATACATACCCAGCAAACACAGTATTTCTTGGAGTTATCTGGGAGCCTTGGGCTTGGGATTTAGTTAAGGCTGGCAAGATTCTCGGTTATTCAATTGGCGGTAAGGCTGAGCGCCTTTATGTTGATATGGAAGAAGTTGAGAAAGAAGATGGTCCAGGAGTCAATGATGTTCACATTGATACAATAATGAATCCAAAGAAAAAGAAGCCGAAGGTAAAGTAATGGCAAAAGCATCAGCAGGAGAAATGAGACTACTTAGCGAACTACGCGCTAAAGAGTTGGCTAAAGTTCCAAACGCTGAGTTTGCAATTATTGAGAGAGAAGTACAGGCTAATGGTTTCAAAGGTATTAAAGGAACTACAGCACAATTAGTTTTCAACGCTATCCGTAAGAAAGACAAAGCCGAAAAGGAAATGACCAAGGCAAAGTCTTTGAAAAATGGCGATATGGTGTCATGGCAATCTTCAGGCGGAACAGCCCGTGGGAAAGTTGAACACATTATGCGTGAGGGTGTTCTAGGAATCCCAGATTCTAAGTTCAGTATTAAGGCTGAAAAAGATGACCCAGCAGTTCTTATTCGTATTTACAAAGACGGTGAAGAAACAGAGACTTTAGTAGGACACAAGATGTCCACTCTAAAAAAAAATTTAGTTGAGAAGCATGGCAACCATGACCAAGCATCACATGGAGCATGGGCTAACGGTAAGTACAACCCAGATGACTCAGAGGGCGAAGATGCCTCAGAGCCAAAGAATTATGGACCGACAAAGACAGACCGCATGGGTAGAAAAGATGACTCCGAAGGCGAGTTTGAAGATAACGGAGCAGATGACCCACGCTGGATGGATGACATGGACATCCTTCGCCCATCCCGTATCACGCCTAGCCAGAGATACACAACATCGGCTAGAGAGTTGAGAGACCATCTTATCGCTATGGAATCTCGAACTAAGTGAAAAACATTATTGAGGATACCGCTGACATCCTCCGTGGGATGGGGTTAGAGGTTAATTCAGTTACCACAGCGCCTAGATTCGCTGGAATTGTGGCTAAGTTGCCTAATGACTCTCAGGTATTTTTTGTCTGGAGCGAGATGGATGAGGGCGATTATCACTTCCGAGTTGCCCGTTTTTGGCAGAGCGAAAACCCATTTTCAATGATGGCTTTTGAAGATTTGATAGCCGCATTGGTTAATCTGAGGATTTTGATTTCTTCTTAAAAAGGGTGAAATTACACCTGTGTTATTCTATGTGGTGTCAAGACCCGTGTTTATCTACCAGTCCATACTGGATTAGGTAGGCACTTTTCGTTAGGAGTGAATGTTGGCTCGTACTCGCAAAATGGCGAATTTAGTCATTGAGGAAACCTCTGGGGTAGACCACCCTGCACATCTACATGAAGGTTGGCTGGTTATGAAATCAGCCGATGAATCTGAAGTTCAGAGAGTCTTAGACGAATCGCTCACCGAGGAGGAAATCATGTCTGAGAATACACAGACTGAAGTAACACCCGCGGCTACTGATGAGCAGGTCGAAGCCCCAACAACAGAAGCAACAGCAGAAGTTGAAAAGGCTGAAATGACTATGGAAGAAGCAATGAAGAAGATTGCAGACCTCCAAGCAAAACTCGTTGAACTCGAAACAAAAGAGTCTGAAGATGAGATGGAAAAGTCAGAGACCGTGGCAGATGAATTTCTAAAGTCTGCTCCTGAGTCAGTCGTCAAAATGATTGAAGATTTCAAGAAGCAAGCAGAAACAGCAACCGAAGAACTCCGCAAGGAGCGCGAGGCTAAGGCTGATGCTGAAGCAATTGAAAAAGCAAAGGGATTCGCTAACTTGAATCTCGATGCAGAGAAGGTTGGACCAGCGCTACGCCGTTTGTCCACAGTTGATGCAGACCTAGCAAAGTCAGTAGAGGACATCCTCACATCTGTAAATGCTCAGGCTGAATCAGCAAACATTTTTGCGGAAATCGGGAAATCCGCAGACTTCACTACAGGCGATGCCTACAGCAGATTGACTGCATTGGCAAAGTCGGCAGTTGAGGAAGGAAGTGCAAAATCATTCGAACAAGCGTTCGCAAATGTGGCATCTTCTAATCCTGAACTTTATGTCCAATACCGTAACGAAAAGGGTGCTTAAACATGGCATACGAATTCAGTAATTACTCGGTAAAGGTCACCCTCGTTGCAGGTGCCGACCTTTCCACAAAGCAGTACACATTCGTTAAGTTGGATTCATCAGGACAAGCAGTTGCCGCTTCAGGCGCAACTGATATTCCTGTCGGAGTCCTTCAGAACGCACCAACTTCAGGACAGGAAGCAGAAGTGCTTATTGTCGGAGGTACAAAGATTGTTGCTGGAGCCGCAATTGGCGAAGGCGCACTAATCGGAACTTCAGCGGCAGGTAAGGCAGTCGCCCTTGTTGCTGGCACAGATACAACAAAGTATGTTGTCGGAACACTACTAACTGAATCTGCGGCAGATGGCAACATCGTCACAGCAGTCGTAAACTGCGCTACTCCAGGCAGAGCGGCATAAGGGGGATAACTAAAAATGCCACAGCCACATATCAATAGCACACACATTGATGCTATTCTCACAAACATCTCGGTTGCTTATCTTCAGAACCAAGATAACTTCATTGCTGACAAGGTATTCCCAGTTATTCCTGTGGATAAGAAGTCAGACAAGTATTTCACTTACACCAAGAACGATTGGTTCCGTGACGAGGCTCAACGCCGCGCCCCAGGAACTGAATCTGCTGGTGGCGGATACAACCTTTCAACTGGAACATACTCATGCGATGTATGGGCGTTCCACAAGGATGTAGATGACCAGACACTTGCTAACTCAGACACACCGCTTAACCCACTCCGCGAATCAGCAGAGTTTGTTACACGCCGTTTGATGCTTCGCCGTGAACTTCAGTTCGTAAGCGATTTCTTCACAACAGGCGTATGGGCTGACGACATCACAGGTGTTGCATCATCTCCATCATCAGGACAGACAATTAAGTGGTCTGATTACACAACTTCAGACCCAATTGCTGACATTGAAGCAGGTAAGGCTGAGATTCTTGGTAACACAGGAATGGAAGCAAACACACTCGTTCTCGGATACGATGTATTCAAGTCACTTAAGAACCACCCAGACTTGGTAGACCGTATTAAGTACACATCTTCACAGACAATCACAACCGATATGCTCGCGGCAATGTTCGACATTCCACGCGTTATGGTTGCAAAGGCTGTTAAGGCTACAAACAACGAAGGTGCTTCAGAGGCTTACGGTTTTGCTTTCGGCAAGAACGCACTCCTTACCCATGTGGCTCCAAATCCAGGACTTCTTACACCATCAGCGGGTTACACATTCGCTTGGACAGGTGTTTCAGGTGGTCTCGGACAGACAATCGGTACTTCACAGTTCCGTATGGAGTCAATCAAGTCAGACCGCATTGAAGCGGAAATGGCGTTTGACAACAAGGTAATCGGTGCAGACCTCGGTTACTTCTGGTCATCAATCGTTGCTTAATTAAGTTGAACGAAGGGGAGGGTCTGAAAAGGCTCTCCCCTTCCTTCTTTTAGGAGAAAAATGAAAGCACAAATTCTAAAAAGACTTGAATCAAATGGAGAGATTCTTGAAGTTGGCGACATCGTAGATGTTTCAACTTGGAGACACACAAAATCTTTAGAAAACAACCGATACATTAAAATTATTAAAGAAGAAAAACCAGTTACAAAGGTAAAGGTTGAAGAAGCCAAGCCAAAGAAAACTACAAAGAAGGAATCAGTAGAGGAGTAAGAAATGCCAGTTAGCCATAACCGTATTTCAGTTACTACCACAGCCACCAAATTAACAAGTGATTTTGATGGTCGTGACGGTCAAACAATCAATGTACAGAACCCTAGTGGTGGCGCAGATGTTTATTTAGGCGGAGAAGGTGTAACAACTACCGCTTATGGCTACTTGCTTAAGGCTGATACAAGTTTCTCAGTTGAGTTGCAAACAGGTGAAAAGTTATATGCTGTCGTGGCTTCAGGCACACAGACAGTTAATGTCCTTCGTCAAGGCGCTTAATCATGGCGTTGCCAGCATCTCTTTCAACCGTAACGGTTGCTGGTACCTATGTAGATTTGCTAGGTAATCCAGTTCGAGGCTCTATCACTTTCGAGCCTCAGACTATCCTGAAAGAAAAGACTCTCAATGTCCACATCATGCCAGTCAGTATTGTTAAGACATTGGATGCAACAGGTTCTTTCACGATTACTTTGCCAGTTACTAGCGACACAGATGTAACTCCTCAGCCATTCGTTTATACCGTGGTTGAAAACTTTACCTCTGGTCGTACATTTCAGATTGCTTTGCCTCTATCTGTTGCAGGTACCACACAGAACCTTGCAGACCTGCTTACAGCCCTTTCGCAGACCGAAGCGGCTTCTTATATCACCACAGACCAATACCAAGGTCTATTGACCCGCTACAACGATGCAAGCGGTATTCGAGAGATTGTGGTCAATGCCTCAACTTATGAAAGCAATGCTTCAGCCTATGCAACCGAGGCTTCTAAAGCGGCGAGCGCAGTTGCTAACTTTACGACTAATCAGTTAATGATGATGGGAGTCTGACATGGCTGAACCGTATGTACCCATAGCCGAATACACCGCCTCTAATGCTCTTTTGACTGAGTTAGAAGTGGCTACAGATGCCTCTGAGACCAACGCAGATGCCCTAGATGCGGCTACTGCAAGCGCTTTAGCATCCCGCAATACTGCTAATTCTTATGTGGCTGAAAAGTTTGATTTACTCTTTTTGGTAGGTGCATAATGGCGCTAGGTCCAAATTTAACTACAGTCACGCTAACTGGAAGTTATGTAGATTTTGAGGGCAATCCAATCGAAGGACAGGTTCGCTTTAGCATTGGCGAGGTCTTGCGTAACGGTACAGATGACCAGATGGTTGCCCCATCAAGCGTTGTGGTGCCTTTGAGTTCAGGCTCTTTTTCAGTCTCGCTCCCTGCGACCAATGACCCAGATGTAGTTCCAAATCCTTTTGTGTACACAGTTGAAGAATCATTCCCAAATGGGCGTACATACGAAATTACTATCCCGTATACAACGGTTGGCTCTCTTGATTTAGCAGACATCAGCCCTGACCCAACCCTTGATGAGACTTTCGTACAGGCAGTAGACCAAACTTCTTGGGATGCTCTTGAATCCAATATCACGGCTTTGGATGCTTTGATTGACCAATCAGTAGATAAATTCCCTGCCTCTGGTCAGTATTGGTACATTGATTCAGCCTACTCAACATATACAGCACTTGATACAGCCTTTGCTACATATTCATCTCTGGCTTCAGCAACCTATAACATCTCTGGAACAGACATCTCATCATTCGTAACCTCAGCGCAGGGTTACGCGGCTTCAGCATCATCAAGCGCGACCACAGCCCAGAATAATTCGGCTGGTACTATTAGTCCATTATTACTCATCGGAGGATAACCGCATGGCAACTACTTACAAGGTTCTTGGGCAACTAAACCCATCAGCCACTACCGCCACGACTCTTTACACCTGCCCTGCTTCTACTCAGACGGTTATCTCAACCATCACCATCTGTAATCAGGCTGGCACAAGTGGCACATACCGCATTGCAGTTCGCCCTAATGGTGCGACACTTAGCGCAGAACACTATGTCGTTTATGATGCAACAATTCAAGCAAATACAACCGCGGCTTATACGCTAGGTATTACAATTGATGCTTCAGATGTAGTAACTGTTTACGCATCTACAACAAGTCTTTCATTCAATGCGTTCGGAAGCGAAATAGCATGACCGAGAAAGAAACTGTTTTGAATAGAAAACGAGTTTCTAACTGGCGCAAAAATAATCCAGAAAAATATCGTTTGCTTCAAAGAAATTCACATTTGAAGCGCCATTACAATATTACTCTTGATGACTACAATTTGATGTCGGAAGCACAAAATCATGTATGCGCTATTTGCGGAATGAAAGAATCCAGCAATAGAGGTCATACCCTCAATGCCCTATCATTAGCAGTAGACCATTGCCATGAAAGTGGCAAAATCAGAGGACTTTTGTGCATGGACTGTAATCAGATGTTAGGAAAATTTAATGACGACCCTGCAAGGTTTGAAAAAGCCGCAGAGTATCTTGTAACTCATGGAAAGGTAGTTGCATAATGGCAATAACAACCAATGGTGGTGCTGGAGTAACCGCTGATGCGGTTGCTACCCTCAGCAATAAGACACTCGAAGCACCAGTAATCAACAATGCGACCTTCACAGGCGCTCAGGCTGGTCTTGCTCTTAAGTTCAACCAGTCAATCGTTTTTGAAGGCACAACTGACGATGCCTACGAAACTACCCTGACAGTTGGCGACCCAACAGCAGACCGCACAATTACCTTCCCTGATGCGACTACTACCGTAGTTGGTACTGATGTTGCACAGACCCTTACAAACAAAACTCTTACAAGCCCAATTATCTCTAGTATTTCAAATACTGGAACAATCACAGTTCCAAGCACTACTGGTACTTTGGCTTTAACTTCAGGAGTAATCAACAACACCCTTCTTACTACAACTGGCGATACTATCTACGCATCAGGTTCTAACACACCTGCTCGCCTTGCAGTAGGTTCAACAGGTCAAGTATTAACTGTTGCTGGAGGAGTTCCTACATGGGCTACCCCAGCGGCAGGTACAACTGCAAACGACCAAGCGTTTGCTTTCGCCGTTCAAGTGTTCGCATAAGGAGAAATAAACTATGGCAACTACAACAGTATCTCGAATCCCTCTATCGGGTTCAACACATGGTCGTGGAATTAAGGTTGTTCAGACAGCATCCGCTGGAGACACAATCCACACAGCGACTTCATCTACTACTGACTGCGATGTTATTACTCTTTATGCGTATAACTCATCAGCATCAGCAGTAAACCTAACAATTCAATGGGGCGGAACAACATCAGTTGATGACGACATTAAGTTGTCCATTCCAGCAACATCAGGTCTAACTTTAGTTCTTCCTGACCTAGTTCTTCGTAACTCACTTGTTGTTAAGGCTTACGCTGGAACAACAAATGTGGTTACAATCCACGGATTCGTAAACCGCGTAACTACTGCTTAATAGGGAGTTGCCGTGTCCTTAGCGACCAGACTTTTAGGAGCGAACCCAGGAGCGCAAGTTTCATCTGTGCTTACTGGGGCTTTAACGACCCCTTCAGCAAAACAGGCTTTTCTTCCACCTCTTACACTCATAGATAATTTATTAGTTGTAGGTGGCGGTGGTTCGGGCGGTATTCAAACAGGCGGTGGTGGCGGTGCTGGTGGTTACCGTACGGCAACAAGTGTTTCTGTAACTGCTAACACTACTTATGCAATTCTCGTTGGTGCAGGTGCGCCTACTCCACTAAGTAATACTCATTCTGTGCGAGGAACTGGTTCATCTTTTTCTACAACCCTTGTAACAAGCGGTGGTGGCGGTGGTGGTG